TGCTGATGTTGAATTGCAGGCGTTGGGCATCGATCCAGCCAAACTACAGCTGAATGAAGCTCGTCAATATGTCGCTCTGGAATTGGCTCGCGCCTGCAACCTTCCTGCATACTTCGTAAGCGCAGAAACTACCAGCATGACCTACTCCAACTCTGTTTCGGAGAGGCGTTCCCTCATAGATTTCAGTATGAAGCCGATTTTAGCAAGCATCGAACAGCGTTTATCTATGCCGGACTTCTGCCCTTCAACTGGTGAGATTCGATTTAGCCTAGATGAATTCCTGCGCTCAGATGCGCTACAGCGCGCTCAGGTATATGAAATTCTTAATCGCATTGGTGCTATGAGTGTTGAACAAATCCGCGAGCAAGAGGATCTAATCGATAACAAGGAGAACGCATGAAAATAACAATGCCAGTCGCTATTACAGCGGCAGATGCAGAATCTCGAATCATTGCAGGCCGCATTGTTTCATGGAACGCTGAAGGCAATACTTCAGCAGGCCGCACAATGTTTAAGCCGGATTCAATCACCATGTCTAAGAACACCAAGCTTGTTCTCCAGCATGATACTACTCGCCCTCTTGGAAAGTTAGTTTCTTTCGAGCAAGATGCAGAAGGCATTACAGCAGAATTTAAGATCGCTAAGACAACAGCCGGTAACGATGCCCTCGAGGAAGCTGCAACTGGCCTTCGCTCAGATTTCAGCGTTGGCGTAGATGTCGAGTCATGGGATAACTCAAACGGAGTTATGGCTATCAGCGCATCCAACCTCATCGAGGTCAGCCTTGTCACAGACGGCGCTATACCCGGAGCCGAGGTCGCAAAGGTCGCGGCTGAGGACACAGAAATTTCTGAGACAGCTCAGAAAGAAACACAATCAACTACAGAAGGAGAACAAGTGTCAGACACTACCGTTCCAGAAGTTGCTCCTGCCGCAGAAACGGTAGAGGCTGCAAAGGTTGAAGTTAAGGCTGCAACAGCACCTTATATCTCAACAACTGTTCGTAACCCAATCGTTGATAAGGCTTCTTATCTCGAGCACTCAGTCCGCGCTTCACTAGGCAACGACACATCAAAGATGTATGTAGCAGCCGCTGCAGACGTCACAGATAACGCAGGCTTGGTACCTACACGCCAGCTAACTGAAGTAATCAACGGCATTTCAAACGCTGATCGCCCATTCATTGATTCAATCTCTCGCGGAGCTCTACCAGATGCTGGTATGTCTTTCGAGATTCCTAAGATCACAGTTGCTCCAACAGTTGCAGTCGCATCTGAAGGCGGAACACCATCAGAGACAGACCAGAACGCAGCGTTTGTAACTGTCAATGTTCAGAAGTTTATTGGACAACAGACATTCTCACTTGAGCTTCTAGATCGCTCATCACCAGCGTTCTTTAATGAACTCGTACGCCAAATGGAATACGCATACGCAAAGGCTACAGATAACGCAGTTGCAACAGCAATGGTCAACGGCGGAACAGACGGCGGAAACCGCGCAGCACTTACAACAGGTGCGCTTGTTGCAGACTTCGTGTCAGATGCAGCAGTTTCTATCTACAAGGGAACTCTTGGATTTGCCCAGAACATCTGCGTATCTCCAGAACAATGGGGCGCTCTAATGGGCTTGGTCGATGGTTCAAATCGCCCAATTTTCCAACAGACAATCAACCCACAGAACGCTGGCGGAACTCTAACTGCAACAGCAATTCGCGGAAACCTTCTAGGACTTAACCTTCGAGTATCACGCGCTCTAACAGATGGTTCAGGCCTCGGAGATAACTCACTTATCGTTATCAACCCAGATGCTTACACCTGGTACGAGTCACCACGCCTATCGCTCCAGACAAACCTCATCTCAACAGGTCAGGTTCAAGTTGGATACTACGGCTACGGCGCAACAGCAACAAAGCTTGGCGCAGGCGCTTACCGTTTCATGGTTGCGTAGTCACAAACTAATCATGGGGGGGCTGCTGCTCCCGGTGGCTCCCCCAGTCGTTTAACAGAGAGGATACAGAGATGGCATCGATAGTCACCGTAGCAGAGCTAAGGTCAATCCTTGGCGTCTCTGTATCCCTTTATAGTGACGCATATCTAACAGATGTGATAGATACCGCTGAGGCCGTAATTTTGCCTATGCTGGTCACATACGCATCACCTATATCCCGTGTTGAACTCCAGGATAATATTGCTTATTACACAGTACTAGGCGAGAACAATTTTTCAGAAGGTCAGAGCGTAGTTATTACAGGCTGCGGAACCCCATTTAACGGAACCTTTACGATCTTGGAATCTAGCAACTATGACATTGATACTTATGTCATGAACTCTAATTCCCGCGTATTCGTAGATGGCGTTTATCGTGACTTTAACGGATTCTTTACAGTCTCAATCACTAACGCAGACATCGATGGCCGTAATGTCATTCCTTCAGGCAAGGCAACTCTTTCAGGCGCAGCTACTTATGTCGGAGTCAGCGCAGTCGAGTCAGCAGTCCTAGCCGTGTCAGTAGAAGTATTCCAGTCTCGTATTGCTCCTGGTGGACAGATCGAGGGAATCGACTTTACTAATGTGAGCCCTTATCGTCTCGGGCGCAGTCTCTTTAATCGCGTATCAGGACTCTTAGGGGCATACATCGACACCGATTCAATGGTGCAATAATGCCTAACACAATTCTCGACACAGTACGCACTCCACTAGCTACAGCCTTTGCTAATGTTGCAGGCAATGTCTACGCCTATGTTCCCGAGGCTCCTATGGTGCCATTCGTAGTGACAGTCCCAGATTCTCCTTACCTAGAGTTGGAGACTATTAACAAGTCAACGCTTCATATTAAAATCAATCTTGTAATCTCAGTCGCAGTTGCATATAACAGCAACCCGGCTTCTCTCGATAACCTCGAGCAGCTCGTAATAAGTGTTCTGAAGGTGATCCCAGCAGGGTACACAGTCGGAGCGGTTGAAAAACCAACAGTAACTCAAGTTGGCCCTTCCAATGTATTGGTGGCCGATATCAGAGTTTCTACCTACTATACACAAACAAACTAAAGGAAAATAATATGGCAACCGTAGTAATCACAGGGCGCGATATTTCTCTATCTTTCACAGGTGGAACAGATATCGAGGCACAAGCACTTTCAGCAGTCTTAACAAAGACTAACCTTCGCGAGACATACCAGACTCTCGATGGCGAGGCTTACAAGACTACAAACATCGAAGGCACATTCGCACTTTCAATGCTCGCTGACTGGGGTAAGGCTAACTCAGTATGCGAAGCTCTATGGACAGCAGCAGAGTCAGCACCAGATACAGACATCAGCGTCACACTCACAGCAGCGACAGGCGCTCAGTTCGTCTTCCCAATTATGCCTGAATTTCCAACAGCAGGTGGAGCCGGAACCGATGCTCAGACTGTAGACTTTACATTCAAGGTATCTAAGGGAACAGTAGCCGAAACCTTCAGCTAAACAATAGAAACGGGAGCAAATAAATGCAACAGCAAATAACAATTAAATACATAGACGGAACCGAAACCAGTTATATGGTTCGCCCGCCAGATTACGCCCGATGGGAGATGGCAACTAAAAAGGTCATCTCTCAGTTCGGCGGAATGTGGGACATTCTTTATGTAGCACATAGCGCCATGAAGCGTGAGGCAGGCGGTAAGCCGACTAAGACATTAGATCAATGGATGGAATCTGTTGATGATGTTGAAGTAGGTGAAGGAGACCCAAAAGTCATCCAAGAGGAAGCGTAAGCCGACTCTTAGTTGAACTGGCAATAGCCACTCAGATTCCTATGGATCATTGGCAAAGTGCCGAGGATATTCTTACAGCTATTGAAATACTAGAGGAGCGTAATCGTGGCAGATGAAGTAATTGCCTTCGATAAGACGGAACTTCGCATGGTGTTCAAGGCTCTAAAGAATATGAGTGAAGAAGCCAACGATGAAGCCAAGCGCCAGTCAGGCGCACTAGCTGAGTTTGCTCGAGATGAAGTTATCCAGAAGGCTAACTCAATTCAAAGCAATAAGGTTGCAGGCCGAATCGCTCAGGGTTCCCGGGTTAAGAAGTCCAGCCGTATCGGCGAGATTACTTACGGATTCGCTTCTCAGAAGTTCTCAGGTGGTGCAACCACTAGAGATATCTGGGGCGGTTCAGAATTCGGTTCTAATAAGTTTAGGCAGTTCCCTGTATGGTCAGGCCGTGAAGGTCGAGGCTCTAAGGGTTGGTTTATTTATCCAACGCTCCGCAAGATTCAACCGCAGATCGTGGCTAGATGGACTGAATCATTCGACAAGATTCTTAAGGAGTGGACATAATGGCTACAGGTACAAGAGCATTAACGCTCAAACTGCTTGCCGATGTCGATAACTTTACCAAGAACCTTGATAAGGCTGATAAAGATGTTGCTAGTTTCGGTGACAAGGTTGGAGACTTTGGCAAAAAAGCCGGTCTAGCCTTTGCAGCAGCAGGCGCAGCTGCCGTAGCCTATGCAGGCAAGTTAGCCATTGATGGCGTTAAGTCAGCCATCGAGGATGAAGCAGCCCAGGCAAAATTAGCCAATACTCTTCGCAATGTAACTAAGGCAACAGATGACCAGATAGCCTCGACAGAGGAATACATCCTTCAGACTTCTCTGGCTACTGGTGTTGCCGATGATGAACTTCGCCCATCGTTAGATCGTTTAACTCGAGCCACAAAGGATTTAGACAAGGCGCAGCAATTACAGACCCTTGCACTCGATATCGCGGCTGGCAGCGGTAAGTCTCTCCAGGCAGTCACAGAAAGCCTCTCAAAAGCGCAGGAAGGCAACCTAGCAGGCCTTAGCCGCTTAGGTGTTGGACTTGATAAGGCTGAATTAAAGACTCTTACATTCGACCAGATAACAGCAAAATTAGCAGGCACTTTCGAGAACCAGGCTTCTAAGCAAGCAGACACATTCCAAGGAAAGTTAGCCCGTCTCACAGTAGCCTTCGATGAAGGCAAGGAAACAGTAGGCGCTTTTATCCTTGATGCCATTACTCCAATGGTGGAAATCATTGTTAAGAATGTCATTCCAGCAATTCAGGACTTTACTTCTAACCTAGGCGATAAACTTGCTCCAGTCATGAAGGTTATCCAGCCAATCATTAACGGACTACGATCAGCCTTTAATTCAGTTAGAGATTCTCTTGCCGAGAACAATGACGAGCTTCGCCCGTTCTTTAACC